GTAGATTGACATATAAGCTCCAGATGCTAGGAAATACCTATAAAAATGCCAAGAGAAATAATACTCAGTATGCCGACAAAGCGAGAAAGAGTATATTTTGCGCCATATTCTATACAGCATAGAGCCTGTCATGATGGGATTAGTTATTACGACCTCGATAAACTGGCTACCTGTATTTCCTGCTCAAAAATACTGCTTGTTGCAGATCTCATTTTTGACAACAATTATTCATCAATAAAAGATTTTCAAAAAAAGAATATTAAGGTTTTAACTCAAGTTGCGGAGGCTCTTAAAGTTCCTGGCTGGTTGGTCTGGTATAAATGCGATGAAAACAGAAATGTTTTATCCGTAAAAGTTAAGCAAGTTTCGCCAACATTCAAACCTGCCTGGGAGGAGCTGCCAACAAAGTTAACCTGGGATGAATGGGTAGAATATTTAGAATATAAACAACAAGAACATTATCCTCATTGCACCAACAAACCATTCTTTAGATATAAAATAAGAAGGAAGTCATTTAAACGACAAGCAGATTATGAAAAACTTTTTCATTAGCGATAGCAAAGTATTAACTGAAAATAAAATCAGTCATTTTGATTTTAGAATATATGAATATTTATGTTCCAATTTTAATGTTAAAAAGATTTCAGCTTATGTCCGTATTACCGATATTGCTGGACATTTTACTTTATCGTTACCTCAGGTAAAAGAATCTTTAGGAAGATTATCAAAAATAGTAATTGATGGATCTCCGCTTATTACCATAGAGGATGGTCCACATTATTTAATCTTTGACATGCCAAGACATAAGAAATTTCTGGACTCGATAGGTTTTCGCAAACATTCAGCAGCTGCAGGTTGGAAAAATCTTAGCGGTTATTTAAAAAGCAACCAGGATAGTAAAATTAAAAAACTATATCTTTATCCAAACCTGGATCAATTCCAACTGGATGACAAACTAAGAACTTTACCAGACGAACAAATCAATCGATTAAATGAAAGTCAGTTTATGTATCCATGGATTCTAAGGAATGAAAAAGAACGTCGTACAGCTACAAGCAATAATAAATCAAATTAATTTTGAATATCAAATCCAAATACTTATAGAGGATGCTGTCTATGTTGAACGTTTCCTGGCCAAGCCAAGCAATAGGAGCTGTCCTTCGATGTACCAGCTAATTGAAACCAGCTATGACAAGGAAGATATTGGTTATTATATTAAAAATTTAAAACTCAGAGCTACGCCACAACAGATTACTCGATATGAATTTGTAATTGATCTGTTGCTTATGATTAAGGAAGATATATCTGACGATCCTATAATGGCACGACGTTTGCTCTGGTTGCGAGGTTCAAATTATAAATGGACCAAGCTTGCAAAACATTTTGGATTTCATCGTACAACTCTTAAGAATAAGTATGAGAGGATCTTAGAACTGTTAGCTTGTAAAGTTAAGAAAAATATATCATTTGACAAGTTAGACAGAATTTACTATCGAATCTAATATAATCGAAATAAAGTAATTTTAAATCACATAAGAAAATCTTAGAGACTAGACAAATAACCAAACAGCTGTATAATTAAACAAGTAGCTGTTTTGATTCAATCCGTTTAAGAATAGCTGTATCAATTATTTTTTTTTTCTCTTTTTTTATTTTTTCAGAACAGATTAGTATTAGTGTACTTCAATCAATACAGACCCAGGCTGAAATGCCAGACTCTTACCAAACAAGGTAAAAGACCATGCAGAGGTAAAGGCATACTTTGTAAAAATGGCAAGATAAGATGCCGTATTCATGGCGGCTGGTCCAGAGGTCCCAAGTCTATCCAAGGAAAATTAAGAAGTTTAAAAAATCTTAAAAACATAAATTATGAAAAAATTGCCGCTCACTACAGAGCTGTCGAGTTCAATAATAAACCAGTTAATGCATGGTAAACCACTAACTTCCATTGCCAGACAAGAAGGAATACCAAGCTTATCTAAAATTTATAACTGGATTCAAACAGATAAAGACTTTGCTGATAAAATCATTACAGCTCGCCGAATAGGCGCTCAAACCTATCTTGATAAGATGGTGGAGGAGCTAGAGAATTGCAGTCATAAAGATGCTTACATCGTTAATTTAAAATTGCAGCACTACAGATGGCTCGCCTCTAAGCTTTTATCGATCTATGGAGATAAGCAAGAGATCAAGCAAGATACAAACATTTCAATAACCTGGAATGTTCCAGATCAAGACAAGACTTATGAGAATGAGAGTTCTATTCATAATGTTACGAATAGTTCTATTCATGAACTGGCTAAGGATAATCCAGATAAGAGTTATAAAGAGTTGGAAAAGGAATTGGTTAAATAGTTCGGTATAAGAGACATATTAAAATGATCGTAACTTCGTCATGAGGTTCGTTCTTTATATATATCGATGGATCCTGGCTATCTTTGAACCAGATCTTGAACCATTTGTTAAATTAATAAAGTGTTTCCTGGTTAGAGCAACGGTTTAAGCAAATGTTTCGTCAGCCTGGAGAAAAAAAAAATGTGGTTTGGCGTGTAGTACCATACACCAAAAATGAGGCTGCGTACTGTATACATTTATATACCGATCAACCACACACAAACACATGAACAAAGTCATTGATCACATTTTAGAAATTATAGAACGTCTTAGCTCCAAGATAGGAACTTGGTCCTGGCAAAAAAGATGGAAAAATAGAAATGAAGGTTACGGATATAGAAGCGGAAAAATATTTAAAAGATAAGTTTAAAAACGTATCGGCGTTAAGCTTTACGACTTATGGAAACGAACTCGTTATAAATTTTTCAGGTTTTGAAGATCATGCCGATCTAAAGGAATTTGCCGATTTTGTTTTTTCAAAAATCAGGATGCGGTATTCGCATTTTACAGAATCGCCGACTATTCATTAATTATTTATGAAAGTTGTTATTCCTTATAAACCCAGGAAACAGCAATCGTATTTGCATAATAATCTGGATCGATTCCGTTATTCTTTGCTTTGCTGTCATCGAAGGTTTGGCAAAACGGTTATGTGCATTAATCATCTGATTAGAAGTGCGATGACTAATAAAAATCATGCACCAAGGTATGCCTACATTGCTCCGACCTATTCTCAAGCTAAGAAGATTGCCTGGGATTATTTAAAGTTTTATACCGAGAAAATTCCTGGAACAAAGTATAACGAAACTGAATTAAGATGTGATTTAATCAATGGAGCCAGGATAAGTTTATTATCCAGCGAAAATCCAGATAGTATTCGTGGAATAGGACTTGATGCTTGCGTAATCGATGAGGCGGCTAGCTGCAATCAAAATTTAATTGATGAAGTAATCATGCCAGCCTTGTCTGACAGGCGTGGCAAGTTAATTCTGGTTTCAACACCAAAAGGCATGAATAACCTGTTTTATGATTATTATCAGAAAGCTCAAGCCGATCCTAAGTGGTTTTTATATCGAGCAAAAGTTTCGGACACGAAGATTATTGATGACGATGAATTGGCGGCTGCAAGAGCTGTCATGGGAAACGAAAAGTATAATCAAGAGTTCATGTGCAGCTTTGTTGGACAGCATAAAGGCTCAATTTATGGTGATATTATTTCTACCTTGGATGACAAAAAACAGTTAGGTCGAGTTCCTCATGATCCAGGTTTTCCAGTTTCAACAGCCTGGGATATAGGTTTTTCAGATTCTACAGCCATTATCTTTTTTCAGAATGTAGGACATGCAATCAATATTATTGATTATGTGGAAGATCGGAATTTTGCTTTTCCTCATTATGCTCAGATTTTAAAAGAAAAAGATTATGTTTATGACAAGCATCTAGGTCCTCACGATCTGGATCAGACTGATTTTGCAAGCGGTAAGAGTTTAAGAGAAGTCGCTTACCAAATGAAGATAAATTTTAGAATAGCTCCAAGAGTAAAAATCGAGGATGGTATTCATAGTGTTAAAATGTTGCTGCCTCGATGTTATATCGATACGGATAACTGTTCTAAATTAATAACAGCTCTCAGACATTATCACAGAAAATTTAGTGATAAGGAGAGGATTTTTAAGTTGAAGCCAGTTCATGATTTTTCAAGCCACGCTTGCGATGCCATGAGAGTTTTAGCAACTGGATTTAATGAAGAAAAAATAATTAACAAACACAAACAAGCAATAGCAGACAATAGGTACAATATATTATGAGTTTTATTTTTCCGAAAATGCCAGCGATGCCTGCACCTCCACAGCTAGAGTTACCCAAGACTGAAGATGTGCCATCGTATGAAGATAAAGAAAGAGAAAAAGCTGAACTTGAAAAATTAAGATCAGCCGAAGTTCTTAGAAAAGGTCGCAGGTCCACAATTTTAACTGGCGGCACAGGTTTAACAACCGATGCAGAGTTAAACAAAAAAAGTTTATTAGGAGGTTAATATGGGAGGATTTGTAGAAACAGTAACACAAAAAGTTACAGGTTACGAGCCACCACAAGTGCAACAGGTTCAACAACAGGCGGTGCGCCAGGAACCTAAAGGACCTACCACAGCTGAAGTTGATGATCTTACAAAAAAAAGATTAGCAACCAATCGAAGAGGAAGAAGAGCGACTATTCTTACTTCAACAAAAG